AATTGAGGTGATGAGGTCAATGAAAATAAATAATTATGTGAAAATCCGTGGTGCTTATGTGCCTACATCGAGCCTTACCAAAGAGGAGTGGCTGGAGGTATCCGGTACCATATTGGACCGTTTCGCCGGGAAACTGGGATATAAACGGGAAGAAAAACTCTGTGTAAAAGGTTAGACAACCCTTTGCTATGTGGTACCGGGAGATTATACGGAAAGGAGGGACAAGCATGAGAAAACGAACAAAAGAAAATGTATTATGTGTCACCGCAATTATTTGTTTGCTGGTATGCATAATTACGGCAAGAGCAGTAAGCAGCTTTCACGTGCAGGAAATGGTTTTATTTTCAATAAGTGCCGTATATTTGGCGGTATTTATTGGAGTAAATAGAAAAAAGGTGCTGAAATAAAGCACAGAAAGGCAGGAGAGGACATGACTTTTCCAAAACATATTATGACAACGGCGGAACTTGCCAGGATGGGTTTCCCATCAAAGACACTAGATGCAATTGCAAAAGAGCCGGAACAGAATATCGCATTTCGTCTCAGACCGGACGGAAACGTCTTTTGGGACACAGAAAAATTGCAGAAGCGAATCGAAGATAATATGGTTCGTAACTAAGAGAGGAGGTAATAGGTAATGGATATGATGAAATTAAAAATGTCACCAACGCAGATAAACTGCAGTTAGTGACATAAGAAAAAACACAGTAACAGTATACCATTGATAGACCATTTGGTCAAGAAAGGAATTGAGAGTATGGAATTAAGAATTAAATCAATGTCGTTCCCGGAAGCAATTGAATTTAACTTTGAGCAGTTGAAGCAGGAACTGACAGACAAAGCAGAACAGTATAAGGGTCTCGTTTATACAGATGACCAGGTGCAGGATGCAAAGAAGGATGTTGCAGCCTTGCGGAAATTCACGAAAGCACTTTCGGATGAAAGAATCAAGGTAAAGAAAGAGTGCATGAAACCATATGAAGAGTTTGAAACAAAAATCAAGGAGCTGTCGGCGATTGTGAATGAACCGATTGCGCTGATTGATACACAGCTGAAAGAGTATGAAATGCAGAAAAAGCAGGAGAAGTTATCGGCGATTTGTACATACTGGGATGAATGTGAACATCCGGAAGAATTGACTTTTGAATCTATCTATGATGAGAAATGGCTGAATACTTCTGTATCTATGAAAAAGGTTCAGAATGCAATTACGGAAGCGATTCAGCAGTTTAGCAGAGATATGGCAACGCTTGCTACCTTGCCGGAATACAGTTTTGAAGCACGTCAGATGTATATTTCCACGCATGATGTTACAAGCGCACTGAATGAGGCTAACAGACTTTCTGAAATGGCAAAGAAAAAAGCAGAGGCGAAAGTAAAGGAAGAAGAGAGGAAAAAGGAAGAAGTCAAGCCGGTAGAAGAATTTGTTACCCCGGCAGCAACGGTTGACGAAGAACCGGAAGAGGCTTTTATTCCATCATTTGAAGAAGTGACAAAGTCCTCATGGATTAATTTCAAAGCAAATATGACAAAGAAGCAGGTGGAGGAACTGTGCAGGTTCTTTGATGAAAAACAGATTCCATATACGCTGCAATAGAGAGAGGAGAAGTGATTGTATGTACCGGGTAATAATTGAGGTTGAATATTTGAATACGGCATTTGATTTTGTGGAAGCAGAAAGCGCCGTTGCTTTTATGAAGACAGCTATTCAATCGCATAATGAATCAGCGAGTAAAGGTGCTTTTGAAATTTGGATGAAGTACGTTGAGGAAGAGGAGGGTGCAGAGACATGAGTTTAAGTGAAAAACTTAGCCGGATTCAGACCACCCTTAAGGCTCCCAAGAATCTGTATAACAAATTTGGAAAGTACAAATACAGAAATGCGGAGGGCATTTGTGAGGCGGTAAAACCTTATCTGGAACAGAATAAATGTTATATGGTGTTGAAAGATGACATGTTAGAGCTGGGCGGAAGATTCTATATCCGAGCGACGGCGACTTTGTATGATACGGAATCGGATGACTGCATAAAGGCTACTGCATTTGCGAGAGAGGCTGAATCGAAAAAAGGAATGGATGAAAGCCAGATAACAGGGGCGGCATCCAGCTATGCAAGAAAGTATGCGCTGAATGGTTTGTTTCTTCTGGATGATACCAAAGATGCAGATTCCAATGAGTATTCCGAGCAAGGAAAAGAAAATACGGATGAAAATAAGGAAGCGGAACAAAGGCAGGTTGAACTGTCGAAGATTTCAGAGATTAAGGTGAAATCACTGGAAGAAAGGTGCAGGAAAGAGGGCATTGAATTGTCCAAACTTATGCGGCTTTATAAGGTTAGTTCCCTCAGTGATCTAAGTGAATTGCAGTTTCGGAATATCAATGATCACTGGGAAGATATAAAGAAGGTGTGACATGGAATTTACAGGCAAAGTTAAGGATATCAGCATGGACTGGCAGACCGGACAGGCGCAGATTACATTTACCATCAATGAGAAGTCTGCACTTGCTTCTGTTGATTCCATAAAAAACTGTGAAAAGCTGACCGTAAAAGCAAAGAAATACCGGCAGAAAAGAAGTCTTGATTCCAATGCTTACGCATGGGTTCTCATGCAGAAAATAGCGGAGGCTACCGGCTCGGATAAGTGGTCCATATATCTTATCTGTCTTAAGAGATTCAGCAAGGCGTTTACCCATGTAATTGTGAAGCCTGAAGCGGTTGACGCAATGAAAGAGTTATATAGGACGTGTGTTGACCTTGGTGAGATAAGCGTAAACGGCACGACGGGACATCAGCTGCAGGTTTATTTTGGAAGCAGCACCTTTGATTCAAAGGAGATGTCTGTATTTATTGATGGAATAGTTAGCGAATGCAAGGAATTGGGGATTGAAACACTATCCCCGATGGAACTGGAAAGGATGAACGCAGAGTGGCAGCGAAGAAGTCAGTTGTAATTGAGGATATGGAACACTGTTTTGTGTGTGGCAGTTCTAAGGTGCAGGTACATCATATCTTTTTCGGTACCGCAAACCGGAGAATATCGGATAAATATGGATATGTTGCTCCGTTATGTGCCGCACATCATACAGGAGACGCTGGCGTTCATTTTAACAAGGATTTTGACCTATACCTAAAGAAACTAGCACAGGCTCATTTCGAATCACAAATAGGTACCAGAGAGGATTTTAGAAAGGTATTTGGTAAGTCGTGGTTATGAAATAAAAAGAACTGTAGGAAACAATCAACCAATGTCCATAGTGCATGTTGAGAATATCACGGAGAATAAAACAGACTGCTTTCTTGACAGTTCTTAGCAGTCGGAAAGGAGAAAGCCAGATGTCCTATATCAAGATAGACAGAAAGATACTTGACTGGGAATGGTATCGCAATCTGAATACCTGCAGACTCTTTTTTCATCTTCTTTTGAAAGCCAATTGGAAGGATGGCAGGTTTGAGGGAAAAGAGATACCAAAAGGCTCATTTGTGTCGTCGGTGGCGAGGCTTGCTGAAGAGACGGATATGACGCCCAGAGAGATACGAACTGGGTTAGATCATTTGAAGTCTACAGGCGAAGTGACAATCAAAAGTTACTCAAAATACAGCGTATTTACGGTAACAAATTACCATTGTTATCAGGATTGTGACAAGCAAGTGACAAACAGTCGACAAACAAACGACAAACAAACGACAAGCAAGCGACAAACGAACGACAAACGAACGACAACAATAGAAGAAAAGAAAGAAATAAAAGAAGGGAAGAATAATAAAATAGTTCAAAATGTTGTCACGCATTTGAATGTGGCAGCCGGAACAAGATACCGGTATCAGACCGAGAGTACAAAGCGTGTTATAACTGCAAGGCTGTCGGATGGATATACAGAAAAGGATTTGCTGACTGTGATTGACAAAAAGACGGAAGAATGGAAGGGGACGGATATGGAGAAGTTTTTAAGACCGCAGACTCTTTTTGGCGGTAAGTTTGAAAATTATCTGAACCAGCCAAGAGCGTCAGGCAAAAAGGAGAACAAAAACTCATTTAATCATTTTCCGCAGAGAGAAAGAAGCATAGCGGAAATGTCAGCACTGGAAAAAACCATGCTGCACAGAAACATTCGAGAAATCCATGCGGTGGATTAAGGAGGGAGAAGGTATAGGTGAAAGCAATTGAGTATTTAAGGCAGATTAAAAGACTGGATAATTTGATTCATTCCAAGATGGAGGAGGTGGAACGGCTTCGCTGTATGGCTGCAAAAGTAACGGCATCCTCAGATGGTGAGAGGGTGAAATCTTCCGGCAGTCAACAGAAAATGGCGGATACTGTGGACAAGATTTTGGATTTGCAGGAGGAAATCAAAGAAGATATTGACCGGTTTGTCACGATGAAACGAAATGTGATGCAGGTAATTGACTGTATGGAGAATGCGGATTATATCAACCTGCTGTATTGCAGATATTTTCAATACATGACATGGGAAGCCATCGCCTGCAGGATGGGTTATACATACAAGTGGGTATGTACACTGCACGGAAGGGCATTGAATCAGATGGACGCCATATTGGATGGTAGAGCCTGACATAGCCGGTTACAAGAAAGGAGAATGTGAAGCATGAGGAAATTGATTGAGGACACAAAGCAAGCAATTACGGAGTTGATTGACCAGCTGTATTTAGAGTCTAAGCACAGTACCTACTGTGCTATGGTGGTTGAAATGTATAGTACCGGTCACACAACAAAAGAGATTTCAGAGCAGTTAGAAATTTCAGAAAATCAAGTGGTCGAGATGCTGCAGGCAGAAAGTGTGTCAAGAATCAATCGTGTAGGAGGGTACCGATGAAACGATGTAAAATCGAGTATTATATTCCGGTTGGTGCTGAAAATGCAGTGACAAGAAAGGAACTGTGCCGGGTGGTCGGTGTAGGAGACAGAACCCTGCGGAGCATGATAGCCGATGCCAGAAGGCGGGTATGTATTTGCAATTCGCAGGATGGCGCAGGTTATTATCTGCCAAGCAGTGTGAACCAGGCAAAAGCATTTTACGCACAAGAGAGAAAGCGTGCAGACAGTATTATAAAAAGCCTGCGTGGAACATCTAAGTTTATTAAAAACAGCGAGTCAAAGCAGAGAGAAGAAATGAATGGACAAAATATGCTGAGGCTGTAAAAAGAAAGGAGTAAGAGGTTTGCTGGCCAGCGGAAAAGACGTCTTTACTCCGTGAACGAAATGACTTATAACGAGTTTTTGAAATCAAAGATTGAAATAGCAAAGGATTCCGGGTTTGAGATAAATCCGGAGGAAATTAACCAGGCGCTTAAACCACATCAGAGGGATGCGGTTGTGTGGGCGCTCAGAGGTGGAAAGCGAGCCTTGTTTGAATCGTTTGGTTTAGGTAAGACAATACAGGAAATAGAGTTTTGCTATCAGGCGACAAAAAATAAAGGCGGTAAGGCGTTGATTGTGTTACCGCTTGGTGTAAAGCAGGAGTTTACACGAGACGCTGTAGAGGTGTTAGGCTACGAAGCACCGGTATATGTTCGGACAATGAAAGAAGTGGAAGCAGCAGACGGACAGATTTTATTGACCAATTATGAAAGAGTTCGAGATGGGGATATCCGGCCGGATTATTTTATGGCTACTGCACTGGATGAAGCGAGTGTTTTGCGAAGTTTTGGCAGTAAAACATATCAGACGTTTTTGGATAAGTTCAAAAACGTGCCCTATAAACTGGTTGCGACGGCTACGCCATCGCCGAACCGATACAAAGAACTGATTCATTATGCCGGCTATCTGGAAGTGATGGACACCGGACAGGCATTGACAAGGTTTTTTCAGAGAGACAGCACAAAAGCCAACCATTTGACGCTTTATCCCAATATGGAGGATGAGTTTTGGCTGTGGGTTAGCAGTTGGGCGTTGTTTGTAACGATGCCGTCAGATTTGTCACCAGAGTATTCAGATGATGGATATGTTCTTCCGCCGTTAGAGATACGGTGGCATGAATTAAAGAACGACGGGAAAGAGGTGGAAGATAAAGATGGTCAGTTTTTACTTTTCCGTGAAGCGGGTACCGGTTTGAAAGATGCTGCTGCCATTAAGAGAGAAAGCGTGGAACGCCGTGTTGAGAAGATGAAGCAGATAGTGGAAGCGGCACCGGAGGAGCATTTTCTTCTGTGGCACGATTTGGAAGCGGAACGTAAGGCAATCAAAAAGGCATTACCGGAGACGGTCGATATATATGGCTCAATGGATTATGACCTTCGTGAAAAACGGGTGCTTGATTTTTCAAACGGAAAGACCCGCTTGTTTGCAACAAAGAAATCATTGTCAGGTTCCGGATGTAACTTTCAACGGTATTGCCACCGGGAGATTTTTCTAGGTATTGATTATGAATTTAATGATTTTATTCAGGCAGTGCACCGTTGTTACCGCTTTTTGCAAAAAAAGCCGGTCATCCTAGATATTATTTACATGGATAATGAGCAGAAGATTAAGGATGAGCTGATGGCAAAGTGGAAGAACCATAACCACATGGTGGAAAAGATGATTGCAATTGTGAAAAAGTATGGGCTTTCGCAGGCAGGGAAAGCGCATGGATTAGAGAGAAAGATGGGTGTTGAACCAGTGGAAGTAAAAGGAAAATATTATAAGGCAGTTCATGATGACTGTGTAGAGTACACAAGACGGATGGAAGATAACAGCGTAGATTTGATACATACTTCCATTCCCTTTGGAAATCACTACGAATATTCAGCGAACTATAATGATTTTGGACACAATCAGAATACAGAACGTTTTTTTGAGCAGATGGATTTTCTCACGCCGGAACTGCTTCGGGTGTTGAGACCGGGAAGAGTGGCAGCAATCCACGTGAAAGACCGGGTGCTGTTTGGAAACGCAACGGGAACCGGAATGCCGACAATTGAACCGTTTCATGCGTTGTGTATTGAACACTATATGAAACATGGTTTTCAGTATTTTGGCATGATTACGGTTGTTACTGACGTGGTACGTGAAAATAATCAGACGTATCGTCTTGGCTGGACAGAGCAGTGCAAGGATGGTTCTAAAATGGGCGTTGGATGCCCGGAATATATTCTGCTTTTCCGCAAATTGCCATCGGATCGGTCGAATGCGTACGCCGATGTGCCGGTATCCAAAAGTAAAGAGGATTATACCAGGGCGCAGTGGCAGATTGATGCGCATGGGTACTGGAGAAGTTCCGGTGACAGGCTTGTGAGCAAAGAGGAATTAAAGAATGTTTCTGTAGACAATTTGCAGGCAGTATATCGTAAGTACAGCAGAGAAAACGTATACGATTATACGGAACATGTAAAGTTGGCAAAGGAGTTAGATGCGGATGGTAAACTGCCTGCCGTATTCATGGTTGTTGCTCCCGGTTCATGGAACGATTTAGAGGTATGGGATGATATTAACCGAATGAGAACATTAAATACAACGCAGTCCCGCAGACGCCAGCAGATGCACGTGTGTCCATTACAGTTAGATATTGTGGAGCGAATTATTAACCGTTATTCCAACAAGGGAGATTTAGTGTATGACCCATTTGGTGGACTCATGACAGTACCAATGATGGCAGTGAAGATGGAACGAACCGGAATGGGGTGCGAATTAAATCCGGATTATTTCCGGGATGGAGTTGGTTATTTAGAGGAGGAAGAATCGAAACGAACGGCACCAACGTTATTTGATTTCTTTCCGGAAGTGCTTGAGAAATAGGAGGATGAGACAATGCAGAACAGAAAAGAAATTGTAATGATAAACGTAGCTAACATTTACCCGCATCCAGATAATCCGAGAAAAGATGTCGGGGATGTAACGGAACTTGCAGAATCAATCAAGAAGCAGGGCGTTATGCAGAATTTGACCGTAATTCCTCTGTCAGCCTTGACAGAAGAACCGGAGGAACAGCCGGATGCGGATACAGAATCTTTGTCCAGTGATTTTCATGTAATAATCGGACATAGACGATTGGCAGCAGCCAAACTGGCAGGTATTGAGAAGGTTCCTTGTAAGATTGTTAGCAAGATATCCAAAAAAGAGCAGGTTTCTATCATGCTGGAAGAAAATATGCAGCGTGAAGACCTGACGGTCTGGGAGCAGGCGCAGGGATTCCAGATGATGCTTGATTTGGGCGAGACGGAGGATACGATTGCAGATAAAACTGGCTTTAGCAAAACGACAATTAAACATCGGCTGAACATTGCCAAACTGGATCAGGACGAGCTGAAAAATAAAGAGCAGGATAAGGATTTTCAACTGTCCCTGAAAGACCTCTATGAACTGGAACGTATTAAGGATGTGGAAGAACGGAATAAGATTCTCCGTGAAGCCACGGACAATCGCAATTTAGTTGCCAAAGTTCAGTCGTACATACGAGAAAAAGAGAGACAGAAGAAAACGGATGCCATAGTTAAAATGCTGAAAGAACTGGGCGTGGTTGAGGCTCCTAAACAGTATGCAAGGGAACAATACGGAAACAAATGGGAGAAAGTAAAGAGTTTCCAAATAAATGACGAGGTGCCGGAGAGTATCCAGTTAAAAAATAAGCAGAATGAAAAACTTTATTATTACATTAATTGGATTGAAATTGAGGTCGTTAGGAAGAAAAAGGCAGTCAAGAAAAAACTGACACCAGCAGAACAGAAGGAAAAGGAACAAAAAGCAAATAAGAAATATATCAAAGACGTTCTGAAAAAGTTAGATGAACGCCGCAGGCTTTTTGTAATGGATATTGTTGAGGGGAGAATTGCCCCGGTAAAGGATGAGGAAAAGGTCAAGGATGCATTGTGGAGTGCACTTGTGTTGAATCAGTCGTTTCTTTATCCGTCACGGCTTAGCAACTTCTTTGCTGGGAAACCGCTTTATGAATGTACAGAGGAGAAAAGAAAGGAAGTATCCGAAAAAGCGGCTAAATTGAGCATACTCCATCAGATGTTAGTGCTGCTTAATGCAGCGATGGATGGAACTGAATTGGTTAAATATGACGGAACCTATAATAAAGAGAACGGTCAGGGACTTATGGATGGCTATAAGGTACTTTGGCTGTATGGCTGGTCGTTTGAGGACGAGGAGGAAGAAAAGGTGGTTGACGGAAGTCACGAGTTTTATGAGGAGGGATAAAGAATCCCTCCTGCCAACATGAACAGGAGGGAAATATTATGTATGCATTAGAGCCATGCATCAAGAATCATGAAACATTTTTCCAATGTATCATGATATGCGTTTGGAACTAAATAATTTAGTACTTTAAATAGTAATAAAATAAATTTAACAACGCATTTGAAAACACTGCTAATGCAAAGTTTTAAGATTGCTTTATATGCAAAATATTTTATTTTGCAATAAAGACTTAATATTCTTTTTAACATATGTGAACCTCCCTTCTGATTTATTGATGGAAAAAATTCCTTCAGATTTAATATGTCTGTTTGGTGTACAAAAAAAATTCTCTATATAAGCAAAATTTTGGAATGCGAAATGGAGATAAGATGTGATGTGAAAAAAGAGGTAAAAGTAGAAATTTGAATTTTAAATAAAGAAAGGTAAGGTAGAGAAAATGAATAAAGAATATGAATTATTTACAAGGCTTACAACATTCATTCTTGAACACAACATTGAATGTGAAGAGGATATTTACCAAAATGATAGTGTTGCTGAAGATAGCTTAGAACTAATTGAAGATTTATTTGATATAGTGAAGTCAAAGAATAACAATGAACACAGTGCAATAACTAACGCAGACAGAATTAGGGCAATGACGGACGAAGAGTTGGCAGTGTCTATTATGTGTCCGGCAGAGTATGATTTAGGTTTTAGTAAAGAGTGCAAATGCACTGGCGAGATGAACAGAAATTGCCGTAAATGCACATTAAAATGGCTTCAATCAGAAGCAGAATAGGAGAGAATATCATGATAAAAGTAAATTGCGATATGTGTGGAAAAGAAATTGATTACAATTCAGATGGCGTAAATGTAGATTTTAACCAGTATGGTAGCGTAAAAATGAATGGTAAGCAGAAAGAGTATCAAGTGTGTAACAAATGTGCCGAAAAGATTGATTTGTATATTATAAATCATAGATTGGAGGTGACAAAATGAGCATAAAACCTATACTGTTTAACACTGAAATGGTAAGAGCTATTTTGGATGGCATAAAGACTTGTACAAGGCGAGTGTTAAAACAGCCATTTGAGGTACACCCAAATGGTTATATCACAAAACCTCGGGGGACTGAAAGACTCTGTCCATATATTCCACCATATCAACCGGGAGATATCCTGTATGTTCGTGAAACATGTTTTTATGACGGACAGAAATATAATGATGGGCAAAAATATATATATCGTGCGGACTATCCTTGGCCTGATGGAAAATGGTATTGCGACGATAAAGAAATAAAAATGAAATGGCGTCCATCTATCCATATGCCAAAAGAAGCTGCACGAATTTTTTTAAAGGTTACGAATGTAAGAGTGGAGAAATTACAAAATATTACGTCAAAGGAGATTTGCAGCGAAGGTGTAGAGGTAGAATATCCTCATGTGTTAAACGGAGAAGAAAAAAGATATGCTTTTTCAGCTCTTTGGAACAGTACCATCAAGAAATCCGACCTTGACACATACGGATGGGATGCGAACCCGTGGGTATGGGTAATTGAATTTGAACGGTGCGAGAAGCCACCTGAATGTATTTTAAAAGGTTATGATAAAGCACCGGATGATGGTTCAGAGAAGTGTTTAGGTTATATGTATGATAATAGAGATACATTGCTTCCTATGTGTGAAAAATGTTCGTGCCAGGCAAGTTATGAAAGCGAGGAATGATTATGAATAACAATTTAGAATTAGAAGTGAGCATACTAACAGAAGGATGTCCTTATGTTACACCATGCGGATTTTGCCGCAAATTTGATAAAATATGTGAAAATAAGGATAAGAAACACAGCAAAAATAAAGTGCCTGAACATGATGGATGCGTTGGGTGTCGTTATGAAAACAATACCTCTTTTTGTTATCCTTGCAACCAATGTAAACACTCATATCTGGACAAATATATTAATAAAAAGAAAGTATGGCTAACATGAAAAATTATATGTAAGTGTGCCTATGAAAGGCAAAATAGTTGCAAGAAAATTAAAGAGTACATAGAAGTACATACTCGACTTATGTTATTATTATCATGCAAGGATTACAAACAAGGGCATTGATTATACGTCAGTGCCCTTTTCTCATGCCATGCAGGGTCCACTTTCTCCTACCTGCATGGCTATTTTGTTGGAAGGTGGTGATTGTGATGGCTAAGATGACAGCCAAACAGAAGCGATTCTGTGATGAATACCTGACTGACTTAAATGCCACGCAAGCAGCTATCAGAAGTGGCTATTCGGAAAAGACGGCGTATTCAATTGGAAATGAAAACTTGAAGAAACCTGAACTGAAGAAATACATAGAAGAACGGATGGCGGAGAAAGAAGCTGAACTGATTGCCAAACAAGATGAAGTTATGAAGTATCTTACATCGGTGATGCGAAGAGAAAAGACGGAATCCATTGTTGTTACGTTGCAGGAAGAAAAGTCGTTATTTGCTCCCGATGCAAACGGAACAATGAGAAAGCAGACGGTGAAGCAGACAGTTCCGAAGGTTGTTGAAATCCCCGCAATGATAAAGGATTCAAACAAGGCTGCTGAACTTCTTGGAAAGGCATATGGAATATACACAGATAAGATTGAAGCAGATGTTGATACGGAACTGAACATCAGTATTGATTATGGAGATGAATAATGTTTACAGTGGTTGTGTACGAGAAAAAGACACGGAAAGTTATCCTTTGTCTTCCGTTAAAATTTCAAAATGATACGTTTGTGGAGCAACAATCAGCAATCCTTCATAACAATTACGAATATCAGGTTTTTGCTAATCGTGAGCCTGTTTTGTTCGAGGATACAGATGGGGATATCTGCTTAAAAGCAAATGCATGCTTTGTTAATGGCGGTGATTTAATTTGAACATAAATGTTAAGATGAATCCCTGCTTCAAGGAAGTTGACAGAAGCACGAAACGCTACATAGTCATGAAAGGTTCTGCCGGTTCGGGGAAATCCGTTGACACTGCGCAGAATTATATTATTCGTTTGATGAGGGATAAGGGGAGAAATCTTGTGTGTATCCGTAAATCGGATATAACAAACCGAGATTCCACATTTGCTGAATTGACGGGTGCTATATATAAAATGTTTAGTGATAAAGCTGAGCAGTACTGGCAGATAACTAAATCACCGTTGAAATTGACATGCAGGGCAAATGGAAATGAGATTATATTCCGGGGAATGAATGATGATAAGCAGCGTGAAAAACTGAAATCCATCACATTCCAAAAGGGAAAACTGACAGATGTTTGGTGTGAAGAGGCGACGGAATTGACGCAAGCCGACTTTGAAATTATAGATGACCGATTACGTGGAGAACTTCCCGAAGGGCAGTTTTACCAGATTAGATTGACTTTCAATCCAGTGAATAAAAACCATTGGATAAAGAAAGTCTTTTTTGATATTTCGGATGAAAATGTGATGACGCATCATTCAACGTATCTTATGAATCGCTTTATTGATGAAGCGTATAGGGCACGAATGAAAAGACGAAAAGAAGTTGACCCGGATGGTTATCAGATTTACGGATTAGGAGAGTGGGGCGAGATTGGCGGTCTTATTCTTCATAACTGGGTAGTAGAAGAACTATCGCAAACACTGGAGGATTATGATGATATAGCAATTGGACAGGACTTTGGATTTAACCATGCAAATGCAATTCTTCTTCTTGGGATAAAGGATGATGATATTTATATCCTGAAAGAGGTTTATGTATTTGAAAAGGAAACAGCGGAGATTATACCGCTTGCGAAAGAGGCGCATATTCCGGAAGATAGGGAGATGTGGTGTGATTCGGCAGAGCCGGACAGAATCAAAACATGGAAGAATGCAGGATACCGGGCAAAGGCAGTAGAAAAAGAAAAAACAAATGAGAAGAAGTATCAAGCGGCACAGATAGACTGGCTGAAGGGTATTGTTCGTAAGGATAAGGTGATAAAGAGAATGATTCACGTGGATCCTTCGTGTGTGAATACCATAAAAGAACTTCAACAGTGGAAATGGAAACGAGATGAGCGCACAGGAGAATATCTGGATGAGCCGGTTCCATACCAGGACGATGCGATGGCTGCATTGAGATACGGCGTGGAAAGATGGCGCAAGAAGAAAAGAACATTGTATTAAAGCAGGAGGTGAAAAGGATATGTTGACTATCGAAGAAATACAAAGATTTATTGACGAAGATAGAACGTCTGAAAAAAAGATGTTTGCAAGGAAAGGGCAGGCGTACTATGACGGAGACCATGATATAAAGCTGTACCGGCTGTTTTATTACAATGCAGATGGCGAGTTGGTTGAGGATAAAACAAGAAGTAATGTGAAGATTCCACATCCATTCTTTACAGAGTTAGTTGACCAGGCAGTACAGTATGTGTTGTCCGGAAAGGATGGATTTGTTAAATCCAATAATGCCGAATTACAAGCTGAATTAGATTCTTATTTTAACCAGAATGAGGATTTTGTTGCGGAGTTGTCCGAGGTTTTGACCGGCTGTATGTCGAAAGGATTTGAATATATGTATGCGTACAAAAACGCAGAGAATAGAATTTCCTTTATGTGTGCGGATTCAATTGGCGTTATTGAGGTAAGGGCAAAGGATACAGACGATAATACAGAATATGTGATTTACTGGTATGTTGACAGGATAGAAAAGGGACATAAGAAAATCAAAAGGATTCAGGTTTGGGATAAGGACCAAACCTATTATTTTGTGCAGACAGATGAGGGGAAGATTGTAGAGGATGATTCCGAAAAACTTAATCCAAAGCCTCATACGCTGTACAAAAAGATGAATGATAACAATACCTATTATGAGAACTTTGGTTTCATTCCATTCTTTCGACTGGATAACAACAAGAAACAGTTTAGTTGTTTGAAAACCGTTAAAGAGTTGATAGACGATTATGATTTGATGGCATCCTCGCTGTCAAACAATTTAATTGATTTTGACACTCCAATCCATGTAGTAAAAGGGTTTGAAGGGGATTCATTGGATGAATTGCAGCAGAATTTGAAAACTAAGAAAATTATCGGCATGGAATCGACAGATACCGGTGCCGGTGTTGACATTAAAACCGTGGATGTACCGTTTCAGGCAAGACAAGTAAAACTTGAATTGGATGAAAAGAATATATACCGGTTTGGTATGGGATTGAATACAGCTGGGTTGAAGGATACAAATGCGACAACCAACATAGCAATCAAAGCGGCGTACTCTCTTCTTGATTTGAAGTGCAGCAAGTTAGAAATCAGGTTAAAACAGTTTTTGAAAAAGATTTTGAAAGTTGTTATTCAGGAAATCAATGACAATAACGGAACGGGTTATAAATTGAGTGACGTATACTTTGAATTTGACCATGAGATTATGAGCAATGCACAGGAGAATGCTCAGATTGACCTTGTAAAGGCGCAGGAACAGCAGACAAGAATTAATACACTTCTGTCTATTGCTGCACAGCTTGACAATGAAACACTAGTGCAGAATATCTGTGATGTGCTTGATATTGATTATGAATCCATCAAGGATAAGTTGCCAACAGAGGAAGATGATTTGATGGGTGCAGAACAGACATTAAACAGTGTAATACCGGAAGAAGGTGGTGCCGATGAATCAAAGACAGAAGGAAGTCCTGAAGTCACAACTGAGGGATGAAAAGAAAATCATCAATGACTTGAAAAAGATATATAAAGAAGCGCTTACTGATATCAATCAAAAGGTTGCCGTTTTGATGGTTGATGAATCAATGCAGTCAAAGATATACCAAGTAGGGTACCAGAATAGACTGAAGAAGCAAATTGAAGCATCGCTTGAGTTGTTAAATTCAGGGCAGTATGAAAAGATACATAACTATTTGCAGGACTGCTATTCATCCGGCTTTATTGGTGCAATGTATGATTTACACGGTCAGGGGATTCCGTTGATAATGCCAATTGACCAAAAGGCAATGGTGAAGGCTGTTCAAACGGATTCAAAGATTTCTAAAGGTCTATACACAAAGTTAGGCAAAGATGTTGGAGACCTGAAGAAAAGAATCACTAGTGAAGTGTCAAGAGGAGTTGCACAGGCACTTCCCTATAAGGATGTAACAAGAAACCTAAACAATGTTGCAAGGATTGGTTTGAATCGTTCCATGCGTATTGCAAGAACGGAAGGACACAGAATCACACAGGCTTCTGCACTGGATGGAATGAGGTCGGCGAAGTCTGCTGGTGCTGACGTGCTGAAACAGTGGGATGCTACACTGGATGGACACACAAGAGATCATCACCGGGAACTGGATGGACAAATCAGAGACGTCGATGATGATTTTGAAGTCGGTGGAATGACAGTTGAAGCACCGGGGATGTTTGGGGACCCAGCAGAGGATTGTAATTGCCGCTGCTGCCTATTGCAGAGGGCAAGATGGGAACTCGATGAATCCGAACTTGATACGTTGAGAGAGCGTGCGGACTATTTTGGATTGGACAAGGAGAAGGATTTTGATGATTTCAAGGTTAAATACCTAAATTCGGTTGAAAAAATTGGTAAAAATGTTATAATGACAGGTGCAAGGATTTTAAATCCAGATTCTGAAAAGGGGAAAGCATTTGCGAAAATGTACTATTCAGAAATAAGGAAATTTAGCACTGACACAGCGAGAATTGCTGCCAATATTGGAACATCACAGCGAGAAGTTGATGAGGTAAAAAAATATTTGTTTTCCAATGATTTTTTTGAACCTGATTGTGCAATTGCTCAATCATGGCAGAGATTAATGCTAGGGAAAGACATAAAAGAGCATGATATAGTTCTGATACAACATGAACTATATGAGATGCGGATAAAGAAAGAAAACCCTTTAATTGACCATGTTAAAGCTCATGAAATGGCAACGAAAAAGTATAATTATCAGAAAGGAGTTGATGAATACTATGGTAATCTTAAAGGAAATAAAAAAAGAAAATAATATAGTGTCGTTCAACTACCATGCTGAAGGTGATGATTTGGATTGTGGAAGGATTTTGTTTGATATTGATAAAAATAAAGAGAAAAATATAGAGTACTGTAAAACAGATGAAAACTCATATTTACATTCATATGCTAACAAAGCAATTGATGCAATTAAGAAAGTTATTGCTGATGGCAAATATCCGACTGAATACGTGTATATGTGGTATTAAAGGATTTAGAATGGGATGATTGATATGAAATTCTCAGAAAAGCAAATCGAATTTATGAAAAACATTGGAGTATCAGTCAATTTTGACACAGATATTTCTGATGAAGAGTATGAAGTTATAGAAGACAAAGTGACGGAATACTTGCAAAAACAAGGTTTTAATACTGATTACTCCCTAACCGAACATGGTAAAATGTGTGAATCAATTCTTGATAGGATATAATGGTGTGAATAATGCTAGGGTTAAAAACGCAAGAAACAAAAAAATTTGAAAAATTTATAGAGTTGATTCAAAATGAAGCTGCAAAAAAAGAAAAAGTATTTTTCTTGGATGCGGGTGATGGAAGAGATTTTGAAACTAATGATATGGAAGGTGAAGATTTAACAGGTTGGCTTATTCCATCATCAAAAGTTGATGAGTTTAAAATTGTGTGGGAGAAAGATGAAGCCGACGACGATTGGATTGATTTCTTTACCTTTGTTTCATGGCAAAAGAAAGATGGAAGAATAACAGTAACATTTAAAGCATCCTGAAAAGGGTGCTTTTTTTGAAAGGAGATTATATGGCACGAGATGATTATTTTTTGATGGTATATAGAATATTATCGTATTTGTATCGATGTATAAGGGATGGAAAACAACCGGATGAAGAATATCTGCGGCCACAAGCGAAAGATTTTCCAATAGAATATGGTTATTGGTCATACATATGGGAGAATATGGTCAAAGATGGGTTGGTTGAGAATGTATCTATTGTGCCGGTTGATGGAGCAGAACCGCTTGTCAGGTTACAGAGTAATACAAGGATAACACCAAATGGAATAGAATATTTACAAGAAAATTCCATTATGAAAAAGACAGCAAAGGTTATCGGCAATGTGATAACCACTATCAGACTATAGGCGAGATAAATAATAAAATTGATATCAAAGACAGTCAAAAAGGCTGTCTTTTTTATATGTATAAAGAAAGAAGGTGAAAATGGTGAACAAAGCATGGTTGAAAGCGGCAGGAATTCGAGCAATCAAGACTGTCGCACAAACTGCTGTGGCGACAATTGGAACAGCAGCAGTGATTAATCAGGTTAATTGGTTGATGGTAGTATCTGCATCGGCACTGGCAGGTGTTTTGTCAATGTTGACATCGGTTGCAGGTATTCCAGAAGTTGAAACAAAGGAAGGAGAATAAGAAATGGCAAAATTTAATATTCATGCAGGACATTGTCCTGACGGAAAAGGTGCATCAGGTGCTGTTGGCATCCTGAAAGAATCTACAGAAGCACGTAAAGTGAAAAACAAAGTAATTGTATTACTGAAAAAGGAAGGTCATACAGCTTATGACTGTACATGCGATGAGAAAACAACACAGTCAGGGTGCCTGACAAAGATTGTGAAAAAATGCAATGCACATACAGTGAAGCGTGATGTGTCCATCCATCTGAACTCAGGAAGAGATGATTTAAAAGGCGACGGAAAAACGGGCGGCGTTGAAGTATATATCTATTCAAATACTTCCAAAGCAAAGAAAGATGCCGAACAGGTCTGCAAAAACATTTCTAAAGCATTAGGCATTACAAACAGAGGCGTAAAGGTAAACACATCATTGTATGTGCTTAGAAAAACAAAATCCCCTGCAATGTTGATTGAATGCTGCTTTGTTGATGACAAAGATGATGCAAAGAAATGGGATGCGGCAAAATGTGCAGAAGCAATTGCGAAAGCACTGGTTTAACAAATAAGGACATCAGAAATGGTGTCCTTTTTATATGTCCAAAATAGGCTTATGACATGAAAACTATGCTGAATCTATCCCTGTGATAAGGATATAAAACTGTCACGCATGCTGCAAGTTTGTCGGCATGGGAAAGGAAATGATATGAAGTTAGAAGATTTGTTAGGTAAAGAGTTGTATGCACAAGTACAGGCTAAACTTGACGAGGTCAATGCAAAGGAACCTGACAAGTTAAAGCATGTTCGATATGCTGACTTGTCAGAAGGCGAGTATGTTGGAAAGGGCAAGTATGAATCCGAGGTTGAAAAACTGAACAATCTGATTGTCGGAAAAGATGCAGAACTTACAACTGCAAATGAATTGATTGCTGATTTGAAAAAAGCAACCAAAGGGGAAGAAGGATTGCAGCAGAAGATTAGCAGTTATGAAACAGAAGTTGCAAACCTGCAGAATCAGCTTGCGGAAACCAAATTGCAATCCGCAGTTAAGGTTGCCCTGCTTTCTGAGAATGCCGTTGATGTTGACTATTTGTCATTCAAATTAAAGGAGAAGATGAAGGAAAAGAATTCGTCTCTGGAACTGGATGAAAATGATAACATCAAAGGCTGGGATGATATGCTTGCAGGTCTCAAGACGCAGTTCCCGGCAATGTTTGAAAGTGCTTCAGGTGGTGAAAGAATCATCACACCAAATACGCTTCCTAACAATAACAACGAGGACACATTAACAAAGAGTGAATTGCTGAAAAAACCGTATGCGGAACGTGCAAGGATTGCACAAGAAAATCCGGAGGCGTATGCGGCTGCAATGAATTCGTAAATAAGAAAGAAAAGAGGTAAAAACTATGCCAGCAACAAAATTAAATGACGTTATTAACCCACAGGTTATGGGTGATATGATTGAAGCGAAAATCAATGCACAGGCAAAACTTATTCCTTATGCCAAAGTGGATACTACGCTTCAGGGAGTACCGGGAGATACCAAAACGGTTCCTTCGTGGAATTACATTGGAGATGCGCAGGATTTCGATCCTGAAAATGAAGATGGTGATGAGATTGAATTGACCAATCTGACAGCAGGCAGCACAACCTTCACAATTAAATGTGCCGCTAAATCCATTGGCATTTTGCAGACGGCAATTAATTCAGGTCTTGGAAATCCAGTTGGACAGTCGGAAAAACAGCTTGCAGACTCCATCATCGGAAAAGTTGACAATGATTTGCTTGACGCAGCGTATACGGCGCCGATTACAGTAAATAAATCAGATAATCCGATTGGATATGATGCTGTGGTTGACTGTGTGACGAAGTTCGAGGATGAAGAGGATGGTATTGATAAAGTTATGTTCATTCATCCACGACAGGAAACAACACTTTTGAAAGACCCGGATTTCTTATCTGCTGATAAATTCCAGGCAGGTGTTGCGGTAAATGGTGCAATCGGTAAAATTGCAGGATGCTGGATTAAGAAATCTAAAAAGGTAAAAGTAGTTGATGCAGTAAATGCCGTTGCCGGTGTTTACACAATCAAAATCGATACAAAGGCATCGAATGGCGACAAAATTATTATTAATGGAGTACCATTTGTGGCCGGAACGGATTTCTTGTTATCAACGGATACTGCGACCGGTAATGCAACTGATTTGGCTGCTAAACTGAATGATTCAGAAAATGAGGTGCTTTCCTGCTATACGTGGACATCCTCAGGAACTACGATTACAGCAACGGAAGACTCTGGAAAAGAAGGCTCCGGACTGCCGGCAGTTGTGACAGAAGGCTCTATGAAAGTAGTAACAGCAACTACTACAAAAGGGGTAGCCGCTGCATCTGCTGCTTATCTTTGCCCTGTTATTAAGATGGAGCCGGATTCTCCTGAGACTGAGTATACGGAAGATGAACTTCCGGCTCTTACAATCTTTTTGAAGAAAGATACGCAGGTTGACCACGAGTGGCTGCCGAAGAAACAGCGCCATGATATTACGGCGGCTAAGTATTACGGTGTTGCACTTACAAACTCGGCAAAGGTTGTTCTTGGTAAGTTTGGTAAATAAGGAGGCTCCCTTATGATAATGTCAGTTGAAGAGTTTAAAACATTTGTGCAATCTGACTTGACAGACAATGTGCTTGAAGCAAAACTTCAGGCACTTGAACTGCTTATCAGGAGATACACGAATAACAATTTTCAGAAAAGAGCATATAGAAGAACCGCTGATATTGTTGGCGGTCTTTTCTTCGCCGATGACATAACACCCTTCAAGATTGGTGATACGGTGCAAATTACGGAATCGCAGTTAAATGAGGGGCTGTATACGGTCAAAGAAGCGGAAAAGGATATCTTTACCGTAAATGAGACTGTATTGGATGAAGGACGTGTTCTTTGTACCAAAATTGAATATCCGCTGGACGTTCAGATGGGAGTTATTAACATGCTGAAATGGGATTTGGAGAACCGTGATAAAGTGGGAATCCAATCGGAGACACTCAGCAGACACTCCGTAACGTATTTCAATATGGATGGTGATAATTCTTCAATGGGTTATCCGAAGTCGTTGATTGGGTTTTTGAAGCCTTACATGAAAGCAAGGTTTTAGGAGGGATTTGAATGATTGGTGGAAACATTACGGCAATCCTTCAAATATCTGCCACCACAAAGAATGAAATCGGAGAATCTGTGAAATCATGGCAAGATGTTATGGCGTTGCGTGGATGGCTTGACCTTTCTTCAGGAGATTCCAAGTATGCAACATTCAATGCAAAAATACAGGAATCTACGCATGTGTTCTTGATGGATTACATGCCGATTCCTGATGTTTTTGAAGTTGATGGAAAAGTTGTCAAGGTATCGGCTGAAAGTACAAGAATGATGGTAAATTCAAAGCCATATGATGTGATGCTGATAGATGATCCGATGGAAATGCATAAACAGATGGAAATCTATTTGAAATATACAGGTGGTGATTAGGATGTCCGTAAAATTTGAAGATAATCATATACGCATTAAAGCAGATATGAAAAGCGAAGCAGTAGCGTTTCTTCATGAGGCAGCAGGTGCTTTGGTTTCGCAGACGCAAAGGAATACCGCCGTAGGAAAGGTTAGCGGTGGTAAAACCAAAAGTGAATGGACTTACCAGGTAGATGAATCAAAACTGGAGGCTGCTATTGGAAATCCAATGGAAAATGCAATTTGGGAAGAGTTTGGAACCGGTGAATATGCATTGAATGGCGATGGCCGCAAAGGAAAATGGTACATACCTATTGGTAATGCAGAGGGTCAGATTTCCCAAAATGTAGTTGATGCTTACGGGATGAAAGTTGTGCATGGAAAAGGCGGTGTGGATTATGTTGAGACTTCCGGTAAAAGGGCAAAAAGACCGTTTTACACCGCATATTTAGCAAAAAAGAATGCCATCCAGAAAAGACTTGAAAGTATATTGAAAGGACTGGGGAAATGACAAAAGAAATCCTAAAAATCATATCGGATTCGATGGAAAGCCTTGGTTTGAATTATGAGTTTATGGAATGGACATCAGAAATAAAGTATCCATATTTTGTTGGTGAGTATGGTGAAACACAACAATCTACGGAAGATGGTTTGCAGGAGTCATCCTTTATTCTGACTGGATATACAAGGGGGACATGGCTTTCTTTAGAAGAAATAAAAGAATTGATACAAGCATATTTTGATGCGGTCAATGGTCACACGGAAATTACGGCGAGTGGTTCCGGTGTGGCTATTTTTTATTCAAACAGTTTCGCTGTTCCGACAGGTGATGCTGCGTTGAAGAAGATACAAATTAATTTAACAATCAAAGAATGGAAGGTGAAATAATTATGTCAAAAGCAGGAAAAACAGGTGTGACAACCGGAACCCCGAAAAACATTCTTTTTGGTGCCGGTACGATTCACAAAAATTTAGAGTATAAAGCGGAAAGCGGATGGAACTTTGAAGAGTCAATCATCGGAGCAACGAGCGGTGGCTCTAAAGTGTCCATTACGCCGGAGTTTTATGATGTTGAAGTGGATGGTGTGCTTGTGCCAACGAAAGGATTGAAACAGAAAATTGGCGAAACTGCAGAAATGGAAATTAACTTTGTTGAGTTGACAGAGGAAATTATTAAATCCTCCACTATCGGCAAGAATGGAAGTTCAGAAGACAGTTCGTATACACTCATTGAATCTAAAAGTTCGCTTTCAGATGGTGATTATTACGATAATATTGCATTTGTTGGTCAGATGCTGGATGGCAGAAACATTATTGTGATTTTCGAGAATACATTGTGTACATCCGGAATGGAGCAGGAAGGGAAATCAAAAGAGGGCGCTGTTGGAGCTTATACATTTGCTTGTCACGCAGATATTGAAGATGATACAGATCTCGATACGCTGCCTTGGAAGATTTACTATCCAAAAGTAGAAGCATAGGGGGGAGAATATGAAAGTAAAAGTACTTAGGTCATTTATTGACAAGGAAACAAAGCAGCCACGGGAAGTTAATGATGTGTTCGATTGCAGTGAAGCACGATATGAGCAGATTGAAACAGTAGGGCATTTTGTTGAACCTGTACCCGAAAAAAAGAAAGAATCTGAAGTAAAGACAAAGTAGAAAGGATGTTTGTATAGTGAAAGAAACAACTTATGAATTGAGGGATTTATGCAGCAAAGACATTTTTCCAATGTTTAAGATCATCAGTAAAATTGGAGTAAAAGAATTCAAGAAATGCTTCGAATCTGATGAAGTAAAGCAAATGATTGCAAGCGGTGGAACGGATAATGTTGATTCGATTGGAATGACGATTATCATGGATGTTGTTAGTATTGTGGTAGACAATATTGCAAGATGCGAAAAAGATATTTACAAGCTTTTGTCAGGACTTTCAGGAATGAAAGAATCAGAGATTGCAGAACTTCCTATGAACACGTTTGTCAAAATGGTAATTGATGTAATCAAAAAGGATGAATTCAAGGATTTTATTCAGGTTGTTTCAGAATTGTTCGAATAGGTGACATTCAATTTATGGACTTGCTATTTAGTAGATATGCAAGTCCATTTTTGTTGCTTGATTCAATGATTGGCTGTGGACGTTTTTTAGAGTTTGTTAGTGAAATCCATGATATGAATAACGAACGGGTGATAAATGATACCTTGTTTGATACATGGCTTCATAAGGATTTTGAAAACGACTATTACGAGTTTAGAAGATTGATGAAGCAGCCGATTGAAGTAGAATCGCAAGACATTGATTTTGAAACAACTATTAATTGTTCGAGAGATATTTTGAAGAATTTCAATCCAAATGACAGATAGAGAAATACAGAGGAAAGGAGGAGATGTGAAATGGAACTTTTTAAACTGGTTGGAAAAATAGCAGTGGACAGTTCCGAAGCAAACACGAAGATAAATGAGGTGTCTCAAAAGGCAGGCTTGCTTGCAACAACGGTTGGTACAAAAATGCAAAGTGCAGGTGATAAAATATCGGGAATTGGTGGAAAGATGAAACCGGCAACGGTAGCTATTGCAGGAATTGGAACAGCGGCGGTAAAAACCTATACTTCTTTTGAGTCGAAGATGTCAAATGTGCAGGCTATATCGGGGGCGACAGGTGACGACCTGATAAAACTTTCGGACAAAGCAAAAGAAATGGGTGCAAAGACGAAGTTTTCAGCTTCTGAATCTGCGGATGCGTTGTCCTATATGGCTATGGCGGGATGGAAAACAGATGATATGCTTAATGGTTTGGAAGGTGTCATGAATCTGGCTGCTGCATCCGGTGAAGACCTTGCGTCAACATCCGATATTGTAACAGATGCGCTGACGGCGTTTGGAATGTCAGCAAATGAATCAACGCACTTTGCTGACATTCTTGCTACAACATCATCTAACGCAAATACGAATGTTAGTCTGATGGGTGAAACTTTTAAGTATGTTGCACCAGTAGCCGGTTCCCTTGGTTATAAGGCAGAAGATGTTGCTACAGCTGTTGGACTTATGGCTAACAGCGGAATAAAGGCTTCACAAGCAGGTACGTCCTTACGTTCTTTACTGACGAACCTTGCAAAACCTTCTGATACTGTTGAAGCATCCATGAAAAGGCTTGGTCTTTCGCTTACCGATTCAAGTGGCAAAATGAAACCTATGTCACAGCTTACAGAAGAATTGAGGGACAAGTTTTTAGGACTTACAGCAGAACAAAAGGCACAAGAAGCAGCGAGCCTTGCAGGCAAGACCGGTATGTCCGGACTTCTTGCTATTGTGAATGCTAGTGATAAAGATTATAAAAAACTGACAAAATCAATTGATGAATGTGACGGTTCTTCAAAGAAAATGGCTGACACCATGATTAACAATTTGAGTGGACAAATTACGATATTGAAATCGCAGCTGGAAGGCGTGGCTATTCAGATTGGTGAAATTGTTGTGCCAAAAATTAAAGAGTTTGTAACGCATATTCAGGGACTTGTTGACAAGTTTTCAAAACTGGATAGGGGTACACAAACGACGATTGTTAAGATTGCTGGAATTGTTGCTGCGATCGCACCTGTTCTTCTTACTGTTGGTAAATTGTCATCAGGAATTGGAAAGATTATTACTTTGTTTGGAAGAATTGGCGGTCTTGCTTCACCAATTGGAATTGTTGTTGCTGCAATCGCTGCGTTGGCAGGTGTATTTGCTTATGCATATAAAAACAATAGCAAATTCAGAGAACAGGTAAACGGACTTGTATCAGGGTTGAAGGCAACATTACTACCTGTTATTGAAAAGTTAAAAACGGTGTTTACTAATTTGTGGACAGGAACGCTGCAACCATTGCTTAGCAATCTTGCAACCTCATTTACAAGTACGTTGTCTCAGATATTGCCAGCATTGACGAATATCATACAGACAGTACTTCCACAGTTAGCAAATGTAATTGCTACGATTGTTCCGTTGATTGCAAACATTGTGGCAACGGTACTTCCGCAGTTGGCAGATATGATAAACACAATTCTTCCACTTATTATGAATTTTGTTTCGCAAATAATGCCAACAATAATGAGTGCCATTCAAGCAATATTGCCGGTTATAACAAATCTTGTGCAGACTGTTTTGCCACCACTGATGACAATCATACAATCCATAGTTGGCGTCCTTATGCAGGTGATTCAAACGGTTTTACCGCCAATTATAAATATCATAAATACAATTGTTCCTATAATTATGAACATTGTATCAGTGTTGTCATCGGTTCTTATGCCAATTATAAACACAGTTGTGAATATTCTTGGTGTGATATTACCGCCAATTATATCGGCGCTTGGAACGGTTATTACATTTATTGCAAATGTGTTCATAAATGCATGGAACATAATCAAGACTGCATGGAGTGTTGCTGCATCTGTGTTTAGTGCAATATGGAACAAAATTAAGGTTGTGTTTGGCCCGGTGGCTGCCTTTTTCAAAAAATGTTTTGGTGCCGCATTTACTGCTATCAAAACAGTGTTTGGTGTGCTGGTTTCCGTATTTCGTGGAATATGGAACGGAATCAAAGCAGTCTTTAGTCCGGTTATATCGTTCTTTGGAAAGATATTTAAAGGTGCGTGGAATGGAATTAAGTCTGCATTTAGTGCGACTGTAGGATTCTTCAAAACCTTGTGGAGTTCAATTAAATCGGTTTTCAGTGGCGTAGGCAGTTTCTTTTCCAGCGTGTTTGGAGTGATTGGTGATATTTTGAAGGCTCCGATTAACCTGATTATCAAAGGTTTGAACTTTTTAATTAATGGTATTAACAAAATTTCATTTGATGTTCCGGATTGGGTACCGGTTATCGGAGGTGGAAAGTTTGGCTTTGACATTCCAACGATACCAGAGTTAGAGGAAGGCGGCGTCCTGGAAAGAGGTCAGGTTGGATTGCTGGAAGGTAATGGATCTGAAGCGGTTGTCCCACTTGAAAAAAATACCGGATGGTTGGACCAGATTGCGTTAAGATTGGCAAAACTGAATCCGAGCAGTTCGGATGGGGAGTCTGTCCAGAAGTTGGATGCTATTATTACTCTGCTTCAAGAAATGGCAGGAACGAATCGAATTGAAGAGATTCAGAAAGCACTTGCCGGGACTGATATTTCATGGAATAAAAGAGAGATTGGAAGGCTGGTGAAATCATTTGCTTGATTGTATTAAATATGTCAACTCATTTGGCGACACAATTGAATTTAACAAACTGCCATATATGCTCCAATCGTCTGATTTGAAGGACTACAAATGGTCGTATAGTACAAAGAACGAATACAATCCAAAGATATATTCGTTCAGTCGAAATATGGTTGAAAAGAAAGTACAGATTGCGGTGATTGCTTCTACGAAGAAAAAGTATGATGAATACTGCAATAGACTTTTGGAAGTCTTTGAAAAAGATATTTATGCTGTAAAGAAGGGCAAGTTGATCGTCAATGATGATTACTACATGGAAGGTTATTTTGTCCAGAAGCAAATTAAAGATTGGTATGCATCCAAAGTGATAACGAACGAATTCGTATTTGTCAGTGAGACCGGGAAATGGATGAAAGATGTGTATAAGGTGTTTGGTTCATCATATACGCCAATATTTTCAGAAGATAATCCGGATGTCGGTTTTTGCCCGAATGATTTTCCTTTTGATTTTGCACCGGCATCCGATGCAAACAAACTGGTGAGTGACAGTTTCGTTCCATTTGATTTTGAAATCGTATTTCATGGAGCATGCGAGGACCCTACGTTGATTGCAGGCGGCAAGGTTTATCGTGTATATACTGCGTTGGAAGAAGGCGAATATTTGACCATTAACAGCATAGAAAAAACGATTGTAAAAACAAAGGCAAATGGTGAAAAGGTAAACGAATTTTCAAGACGTGACAGAGAAAATTATATCTTTGAAAAAATGCCAGCGACAGATGGAAGAACATTGATGCAGTGGCAGGAAGGTTGTATTGTTTCTGTTCGTTCTTTTACGGAAAGGAGTGAGCCAAAATGGATTTGATATATGCGGACGAGAATCGGATTGACCTTGGAGTGCTGCAGGATTATAAGTTTGACCTTGCGTATGGTGAAAGTGAAAATGACTTTGAGTGCACGGTTTTGCTTGATAACAACCCATGTCAGCAGGATTATATTCTCTATATTGAAGGTACGGAATACGGAGGGATTATTGATAGTATAGCGCCGGACCCGGATAATAATAAGCTGGCTTATAAGGGAAGAACATGGCACGGAGTGCTAAACAGTAAAGTATTAGAGCCGGATGCCGGGTATGATTATCTGACGGTATATGGCGATGCAAATGAGGTTGTTCTCGAACTTATCGAGAGAATGAATCTTACAGATACATTTTTTGTTAGTGGTGATTTGTCTGGCATTGAAGTTAGAAATTATCAATTTCGCTATGAAAATGGATATGATGGAATACGGAAAATGCTTCAATCGTATCATGCAAAACTGTGTATGAAATGGCAGGGTAATAAAGTATTGCTTTGGTGTGAATTGCTTTGCGATTATTCGATTGATGAAGAATTTGATACATCGCAGGTTTCTTTTTCGATGCAGAAAAACTTTAATTTATGCAACCATATAATCTGTCTTGGCCAGGGTGATTTGAAAGATAGGCATGTGATACATATTTTTTCGAATGAAAACGGTGGTATTTTACCATATGCTTTGACGGATAATCCAATGCAAGATAGTGATTACATCCTTGATAAGAGAAATCAATCGTTGTTTGGCAGTGCAGAGATTGCGGAAACGTATGACTTTAGTTCAGCGGAAACGATTGAAAATTACCTGCCACTGCCGAATGAGCCTCCGGACTGGAAACAAGATTATACGAAGTATTTTCAAATTTCAGATGGAAGTTATAAGGAGATTGAGAGGAATCTTCAGGATGTGTATGTGTTGCAGACGGTGCAGCCGTGGAACTGGAACTCAAATTACAAAGACTACTTTTATTTATCAAATGGTGAATACAATAACGTGGAAAGTGAATCAAAAACGACTTATGTACTGTTGACAAAACAACCATCTGACTGGGCGGCTAATTACAAGGACTATTTTGAAGTCAAGGAAAATGAGTATGCTGCCGTTGACAGTGTGACTGTTGAAATATATAAGAAACAGACAAAACAGCCAAACGACTGGAATAAAAATTATGGTAATTATTATGTTACAGATGGTATTGATTACAGTCAATGTTCTGCAGACTCAAAGGAAGTTTATAATTTGCAGGTGCGTCAGCCATCCGATTGGAAACATACATATAAAGACACTTATTGTATTTATTTTAATGGTAAATATGTAAAATGTGGAGATTTAGCCATTTATAAAAAGAAAGCACCTAAGTGGCGGAAAAATACGTTTTATAACAAAGGAAGCAAGGAAGTACCACCCAAATGGAACGCTCAGGACAGATATACCAAAGAAACCAAGGTTGTGGCACCGAACTGGAAAGCAAATAAATATTATATGAAGGTAGTTACCGATTTTCCAACGTGGACGCAAAACAAATATTATACGTGCCAAAAGGATGTTGATGTTGGTGTTGAATTTGCACCGAATGCTTATTATGAAAAGGTACTGGACCATTATAAAACAATGGTTGACGGTGCGATTGAACGGTTTGCAGAGTATTACGCTTCGGACGAATTGGAAATCTCACTGGATACGGAAAAAATGTATGATATAGGTGATATTGTCGGAGCGTTTGAAAACAACACGGGAATATTTGTTGCGCAGCCAATCACGAAAAAGATTGTAACCATTGAAAGAGATAAAGAATCAATAAGATATGAGGTGAAGAAAAATGGCAGTTAATATTGTAACAGGGCGGACCGGTACAGAACATATCACGTCAGATGATTTCCGGGCAATGAATGCTTCTGTTTTTGGAACGGGGAAATATGTTTTTGATTATGGTCACAAATTTGCTGCAACGATTGTTACAAATAATCAAATCAGAATCCGAGACGGAATGTGCATGAACCAGGGGACGCAGATGGGAGTTGAACTCACGGATTATGTGGATGTAGCAATTGAAAATGGCATTAGCGGTTCAAATAGGAATGACCTGATTGTTATGCGATATGAAAGAAATGCAGACACATCAATCGAAAAGGCTTCATTGGTAGTTATCAAAGGGACAGCAGGAGCAACGGCAACAGACCCTTCATACATTTCAGGAAACATTTTGGATGGCGGCGACTTGATTGACGATATGCCACTGTTCAGGGTGAAAATTGAATCACTTACAATTACGGCAGTAGAACCGATGTTTACTGTTTTTGATTCTGACATTAGAAAAAAATTAGCAGAATTATCAAATGTTGACAATACAGCTGACGCAGATAAAACAGTAAATATTGCAAAGAAACTTTCTAATGAAAAAGCAATTGGAAGTGCCAAAAGACCGGTATATTTCAATGAAGATGGTGTTCCGGTGGCAGGAACTTATACATTGGGGGATGCATGTCAGAAGTCATTGGGAGTAGTTAATACCGGAGATACCGGCTTAGTAACTGGTGGTCAGGTAGCGGCGTCAATTGGTGTTAAGGGAAACTATGAAGAAAAAACATGGACACCCTCAATTTCTCATTATTATGGTGATGAGAGATACGCAAATATTTTCAGCTATGGTGAATATAAAAAGGTTGGCAATATAGTTCATATTAAAGGCATGCTTGAATTGCAGAGTGAAACACCTAGTATTAGTGAGTTTTGCCTGAAAGATTTGCCATACAACCCAATAGGATATATCAGCAAGGAAATACGTGAAATATATGCCGGTCATGTCATGATAGGCGGTACTTCGGCAACGAAGGTTACAAGTGGCACAGGCTATCTTAATGTGATATTACCGAAAGCCAAGCAGATTTCGATGGTTTACATAGATTTGATTTATTGGATTTGATTAATGGAAAGGAATGGTGAGATGATGGAAATTAAGGAAGAAAAGACGGTTGATATGCTTACGAACCAATCAGTTAGCATTTTAACTCAAAAGTTTATTGAAATTAATGGAGTGAGATCACAGATTGGCGATGGACATAGATGTGCCTATGTTAATTCTGAAACTGGAAGAAGTGATTTGCAGGGGACGGAACCGGAAGAAGTTGTTAATGCGGTGTTCGCAATCTGGGGAGAATCTCCAACGGTTGCGGATGAATTGGAAGAGCAAGAAAAGGGGGACTGAAGAATGAAACAGATGATTTGTACGATTTGCGGGTTGATTGGAAGTAGTGTGGCAGCATTTTTTGGAGGATGGACTTCCGGAATGACAACACTTCTTATTTTTATGACAGTGGATTATGTATCAGGATTGCTTGTAGCGGGTGTGTTTAAGAAGAGCAATAAGACATCAACGGGAAAATTGGAATCCCGCGCCGGGTGGAAGGGATTATGCCGGAAAGGGATGTCGTTTGTATTTGTACTTATAGCATATCGAGTTGATTTGGCAATTGGTACGGATTATTTTCGAGATGCTGTTGTTATAGCATTTATAACAAATGAGTTGATTTCCATTGTAGAAAATGCAGGTTTGATGGGAATCAAACTTCCGTCGGTGATTACAAAGTCCATTGATGTTCTGCAACAGAAAGCAGATAAGGAAGGTGAAAAAATTTAAAATGCAAATTGTTGTCATAATTTGAAAGAATTTTTAGGGTGGTTTTTTGGGAAAATCAGCAGTTATTCCGTTGACATTTCCTAATTATCATGTAAAATATAATGGATAGAAATACAAAAAGGGGCGCAGACGATTATGGCAACAAAGAGTATGTTAAAAACTGTCACCATAAAGACAAAAACTACGGGTGTATCTCTAGCTGATGCTCTTGAAAAGTCGATTCAACAAAAGGAACATAGTGTTGAATACAAAACAAGATGGAAAGAAGTAAAAAAGGAGAGCGTCAAGAATTTTTTTAATAATTATTGATATGCCAGATGCTAAGATATCTTCATTCGTAAGATTCAATAGAAGAATGCATATTATAAACCGAAAAAGGTGGCTTTTTGCCATCTTTTCGTGCTTTATAAGAGTTTATAACTCTCAGCACTACGGTCCACC